ATGACAGTTACAGCGTGTAAAAGTCAAGTAGGTAACTATGAATTAGCTTGTAAGGAGGTAAACAAATGAAATTACAATTAGACTGGCACACTAAATACTGGAAACAATTACAAGAAGAAATAGAAAAAATTGAAAACAAAAGTATTATTTTAGATATGTTTAATGAAGAATTAAAAGACCTTACTGCACCTTATGAATATAACTTATTTAAAGAAATACATGAATTTCAAATAAAAAATAATTTAAGTCCAAGGAATATTGCCAGTATGAGAACACTTTCTAAATTTCAAGGAGGTCATGCATTAGTAAAAAAAATCGGTAATGAAGGAGGTGCAATTTTACTTAAAACAGGCTATGAACAATATATAAAAAATTTAATGATAAACAAATAATAAGGTAAACAAATGAGAATAGAATCATTTAAAGAAAGCGAATGGCTACAAATTCTAGATATAATTTCTGCACATTGTCCTAGTGAACCATTAATAGAAAGATTAATAACAGAAATAAATAATAAAACAAATTTATTTGCTATCACACATGAATTTTTTTTAAAAAATAATTTAAATCCTGTATTTTTTCCACATCGAAAAACTATTGAAGCTTTAAAAAACGGACATGGTTTAACAAAAAGATTATCTTTATACTCTTCTGTAGAAGGTAAAGGAATGGTTCAATTTAAAAAAGATTATCAAAAGTATATTCTTAATAAATATTTAATTAGAGAAAAACAGGAGGTAACAAAGTAAAAAACAAATAGTCGGGAAGCCTGATAGTTAGTACTGTAAATTTGCTAACTTGAAAGTTATACAAAACCTTACTAAGAGAGAGAGGAAAGACAGGGCAAGGTAATGATTTAGACTTGGTCAATCTCCCGACTAATTATTACAATTATTAATTTATTGTTACAGTTATTGCAAAGGGTATACCCCTATGTTTATAATAAGAACATACACAACCGAGAGGTCTTCTAAATGACAAAAACACTTATCTTTAAAGATTCACAAAACAAGCACTACGAAGTAAACGGATCACAAAAAGTATTTTTCTTTCATCATCTAGGTAGATACAATAACAAAAGTTGGTCTAAAGTTAATCTTTATGTACCTGCAACTGACGAAAGCTATAACTTTTTTGGTACAGAATGTGTTAAAGATGCAAACAAAAAACTACAAGAAATTTGCAATTAACAAAGAACTAAATACAAACAGCCCCTACTTAGGGGTTTTTTTATTGCAATCCTCTAGTTGAATTAGGGTATAATCTAGCCTTAATAAAATCTACAGCCTGATCATCCAAAGTATTATCTGTCTGTTTTACAAATATTTCTAAAGTTTCAATCAAGAATATTTTTATTAATTTTTGAATTTTCTTAGATTTAACTAATGTAGAAATAACACTTTTAAATAATTTAATCATAATAATTGTGTTCCTTTACAAACATATTCTAGACGTTAAATTAAAATTGAACATTTACCACTTTATTTTCTATCCCCATCACCTATAAAGTGGTATTTTATCTTCTTGGTTTGAGTTCTACTACAGCAAGTTCTACTTCTTTTAGCCTATGAAAAACTTCTCTCATATCATCGTGCATAGTGTCAATTTTATCTGAAAGTAATTCAATAGCAGTTGTATTTCTTACAAGATCATCCCTTGATTGCCTACCTCTATAAGATATAGATCCTACAGAAACAAAACATGCAGTTAACAATGCTCCACCTACTGCCGCTACTACTTCTATCACTTTTCTGTACCTTAATTTATAGCTATTATAGATTAAAAACTTATGTCAGAGCAAAAAGGTAAAAATCCACTACAAAAGCTAAAAGAAAAATTTGACGATAAAGAAGAGCAATTTGAATATATTTCAGTAGCAGTAAGACTTTTAGTGGTTTTTTGGAGTGGCCTTTTAGTCACAAGTAACTACTTACCTAAAATACCAGGCTTAACTACAGGTGAAAAGCAAGATATTACTTTTCCAGCTTCTTTATTAGCTTCAAGCCTTAGCAGTTTTGGTTTAGAAGGTGCTAAAAAACGCAAAGAAAACCAAGAGAAACCAAAAGAACTTGCACAAAATGATAATTCATATCAAACTATAAGGGTAGAAACACCTATAAAAATCATTGGTGCTACTGTAGTTGACCCCAATAAAAAAGAATGAAAAAATTACTATTTATTTTTTTATTAGCATCTACACCTGTATGTTATGCAGATCTCTCACACAGTATTACCAGTTCTGTAAAATTAACTGTAGGAGGTGCAACGACCTCTAGTGACCGTATAGGTAGTAGCTATAGCGTAAGTGGCACAGGAGTTGATACAACGTATACATCAGATGGCAGTGCAGTTGCTAACGGAGTAGGTTCATTAACAATATCTTCAGGTGTGGGTTCAGTTCCAGATTTAACAGTCACCCAAGACGTTCCAGCAAATAGCTTTTCCTTTAGTCAGTCATTCGTTCAAGCGGATGCTATTCCTGGGAGTTCAGTTACTACTGGTGAGACAGCAAATTTTTCTGATCTAACAAGTGTTTCAGGTGGAACAGCAGGTAATTTAGCAGGTACTATTACATCAGCAGGTGCAATTTCTCTTACAGCAGGTGGGGCAAATACAGAAGCAGTAGGACAAGTAATAACTACTCTTATAGTTGAGTAAATCATGTATAGGCTTTTAGGGCTGTATGCGTTATTCTCTGCACCTATTTATGCAGCTCCAGTAATCCCAAATTTCCAGCAAGGGGTTTTACAGCAACATATAGAGACAAAAAGTACAATAGTAGAAGATATAAAAAGTTTTGATATAAGGAATGGATATCAGTTAACGGTAGGAGGAGAAAATGTAAAGAGTAATACAGGTAATGTTGCCCCTGCAGGTTGGACTAAAGTTAATACAACTATTCATGGAGTAGGCACAACTTATGTTTCCCCAAATTTAGATAATAAACCTACGTATTCCATAATTAATGAAGGTGATAGCTTCATGTATTACGAGACTCTTGAAACGCCAGGAATAACAAATTTTACACATATTACTAGGGAAACTACTGTAGAGAGTATTAGTGATAGCACAAGTACATTTAGTCAATGAAAAGATATTTATTTTTACTGCTGTTATTTAATAATCCTGTTTTTGCAAATTCTATTAACACTACCTCAAATTCCAGTGGGTCAGTAGTTAATCAGGCAGTGCAGGTTGTACCATCAAGGCAATTTCAATATACAATGAATGGTATTAGCTGTCAGGGTGCAACATTAAATATATCGCCTTTCATTTCTACTACATACGGATTTGCAACCCCTTATGAGCCATATTTTGACAGGCCAATATATTCAACGCGAGATATAGAAGGTGATACGGATGATAATGGTGCAGCAATAGGTGATGGTGATGTTGATGTTGGTCATAGAGGAGAAATACTTTACTTTGAGAAGGTGCGTACAGGCATGAGACAATCAAACACTTCTATAAATGGTGGTATTACTGCAACATTTTCTATACCTTTAGATAGGACAAAAGTTAAGCAATGTAGAAAGGCAATGCAAAAACAAAATGAATTATTTGAAGCATCACTAGCTGCTAAAAGATTAAATTATGAAATGTCGAGGGCTAAGACTTGTGCAGATAATTTAAAAAATGGCTTTAGATTTCGACCTGGAACTGCAATGGCAAAAATATGCTCTGATATTGAACTTATAACACCGCCAAATATTGAACATACCCATAAAATAAAATAATTATTGTAATTTACTTTTTATAGGTTTTTTACCAGTAAATCTTGTACCTTTTTTACCAAATATTTTTTTAAATTTAGCAATTAATTGCTTAAAAATAGGTTTTAGTAATTTTGTAAGCCACGGTGTAAGTGTAGCTGCTGTTGTAGCTACTATTGTTATTGCAAATGTAGTTGAAACTACGTTTAGTGATGGTAAATATTTTTCTACAGGTGAAGTATTAGACCATAAAACAACACATTCTTTTGTTTCTTCTACATACTCAAATCCTATTACTTTTTCAGTACCTTTACTATTTAAATCACCTATACGTGGGTTGTTTTTTTGGGGGTCAGGGCATGGGGGTTGTTCTGTATCAACAACAGGCATTTCAGGCTCTATTGTTTCAGGTTCAGGTGTTTCTACATTTGTTGGTAAATTTTGATTTTTCTCTATAATTACTATATCTTTTTTGTTGTAATTTAAAGGTTCATAAAAAGGCAATGGACAGACATTAATATTACCTGCAGGGTCATCTATAAATAACCGATTATTTTTTGTACCATCCCTTCTAATAGTGGTACAGGGCATATCTAAAACAGGTGGTAATGTTCTTGTTATATGTTGTCTGTTAGGTATAGATGACTGCCTTGGTATATATATATTAGGTATTCTAGGTATTGCAGAATTTTGAATTATCTCAATTTCTGGCATTTATAAATTTATAGATGTTTTAGGTTTTGTTGGTGTTGCTGGTTGTGTAAATTTTGGAATCTGTTTATCTATTAAATCAGGCATATTTTCTTTTATATTATCAACAATAATATTTTTTATCTTTTCTTGACCTTTAGGACTTGTTAGAAATTTGTATGCAAAGTATGCTGAGCCTAATGTTGTTAATGAAGCTAAAAGGCTTATAGCAACAAAAAAATTAATTATTTTTTGTGACATGGTAAAACTGGCTGTAATTAAAGCACTAGCTTTTTCAAGTGTGCTACTTCTAGTCTGTATACTAGCTCTAAGTCCCTTATACGTCAGTATGTCTTTAATGACACGTCAGCTGCAACATAAGACTAATTAATCAGCTGCTTTTATGCTGCTACTTCCATTGCTGTTATAACTGAAATTGTCCTTACAATAGAAAAACTATCACTGGTATTTGCGGGACGATTAAGATATATAGTATAAGCATCAGTATTACTAATATTTATTGCTGGTCGATAAGTAATTGCTGATGTTCCACCAGCAGTATCTAAATACTGAAACGGAATTGTTGTACTAGCAAAGTTATAATCCATTTCAGCACCAGCAGTCTGTCGTGTTCTGTTTCCATCTGCATTTCCTGTAGCTCCAGTTAAAACACTTCCATTTTTCTGTATTGCTAAACTAAATCCCTCATTAAGATCAGAACCAAGACTAACTTGTCCCATTATTAAAATTTGATTAGATGATGATGAAGGTGTTATAGAAACAGAAAGTCCATGACTTACCCAATCAGAATTACCACCAACAGAAGCACTAGCTGTATCTGTTTTAACTGTCTGAACAACTTGAAGAATATTCCCTGTGTTATTAGGAAATGCTACCTTACCATTTGAACTAAGCGTAATCCCGTCAGAACTAGCTGACGTGTTACGTATTGCGTCTACGATTATTCGAGACATTATTTACCCTCCTATGGTTTTGGGTTATCTGCCTTTACCTTGGCAACGTGATCTTTCCATGTAGAGGTTCCGTTTACTGCGTCCCAATACTGCATATCGAGCTGATCTCCTACTGAGGCGAAGGCTTTTTCTCTATCAGATTTATATTTAATTGCTGCTGCTGCATCATCTATAGCTTTGCGAGCTGCTGCCACTTTGGCATCGTCAAGTGTTACCTTGTTACCATCTTTATCAAACGCTCCAGCACCATCATCAATAGTAACAACTGTACCTGCGTATGCTTTGTAAATAGCTTCGTGATCTAAGGCCATAGTGTTTTCCTTTAATTATAGAAGATAGCCATTAACCTGCTACCTCCAATAAAGTAATGTACGATCTTGTATAAGTAGCTCCTTGCAATCC